CGCCGGGTGACTTGCTGGGTTTGCTCGCCGTAGCCCGTGGGCGTCCAGGGGGCGTTGCTGGCCCAGATGATTCTTCGTGCAGCAGTCCCAGTCGGAGCAGCTGCTCCCTCTCGGGCGGCGGCACGTCTAGCGGGATTCCCGCTGCGTGAACGATTACGGGTGCTTGCTTTCGTGGCATGGGCCACCGTTTCTCCTAGGTGTGCGCAGGGGGTGTGGATGGCCCCGCCCCCCTGCGCAAAGGCGGGGCCATCCACGTCTAGGTGCCTAGTGACTAGGCGGTGCCGCCAGTGAACTTCTTGACGTGCGACGTCTGCGGCAGGTTGCCGTCGACGCGGATCTGGAAGCGAAGCGTGACCTGGCCCGTGTTGAAGGCGAAGTCGTCGCTGCGCGCCACGTCAATGCCGCCCACGGTCCTAACAAAATAGGAAGGCATGTGCCCGGCAACCAGAGAAATGGCGCCCGAGGCCGGATCGGCCATGGCCGGGTTCTCGATGACCGAGTACCCCAGGATGCTGTCGGGCTGTCCCGGCTGAAGGGTCGGAACGTACAGGTAGGCGCCGTCCGTGCTCTTGATCTTGCGGAGCGCGCCGATGGCCTTGCCGTTACCCATCACGCCGAACCCGGGCAAACGACGGGCGGCCCCATCCAGGCTGTACACGAGATCGATAACGTCGTCGCCGTTGGGGAAGCCGGTGCCGCGCGTCGACGTTGCAGTCCCGCCAGTCACACCAGCAGATGCCGCCGACACGATGCCGCGGGGCTCAACGGTCCCGGTGCCCAGCGTGAGCTTGTCGTTCACGCGGTAGCCGATCTCGTTGCCAGCCATCTGGCCCAGGAAGCCAATGACGTCGATGTTCGAGTCCGCAAGAAACTCCTGCGAAACCTGGACAATGAACGCGTACTTGTAGGCCTTGAGTGTCGTCTTGCCGAACGCCGGGTCCGACTCGTCGATGGTCGCAGCCTCAGCCTCAAGTGCAGCCGTTGACCAGGACGACAGCGACGGGAGAACCAGGTCCTCGCCGGAGCCCGTGTTGAGAACGGTCACGACGCTCGGGTCAAGCATCGGGCCGACGAGACGCGCCTGGTCGATGACAACATCCGAGAAGGACGTCGGCACCGGGGCGTTGCTCGTTGACTTAGCAATGTCGCGCTTCTCGAACTGGAAGGAGTAGGCGCGACGCTCACCAGCGAGCAGCTGGCGAAGGATGTCGGCGTCCGACTCGGCCGGCGCGGTGCGGGCCTCGACGGGGCGGGCAATGTTCTCGACGCCACGCATCGCCTCAGCGATCTCAGCCTCACGCTTCTCAGCGGTGATGAGGGTGTCGATCATGGTGCGCTTCTCGTCAAGCTCCGCGAACGTGCGGTCGACGAACTCCCGCTCCTCAGCGGACAGGTCGCGGCTCTCAGCGGCGGCCTCGTCCATCTTTGCCTTTGCTGCGTGGTACGCCGACTGGCGATCCTCGACGAGCTTCTTCAGGTACTCGGACAACTTAGTTCACCCCTTTCTGGGGTCTCGGTTTTGTTGGATTGCGCAGGTGTTTCTTGCGAATCCCGCCGAGGCTCCTCAGAGCGGGGACCTGACCGCGGCTCGCGCGGCCAGGAAGTCTTAGGCCTTGAAGGCCAGGTCGAGCTTGGTCTTGAGAAGGTTGATCTGGCTGGCGTCGTGCGCCACCGGCTCAACTGCGGGCTCCGGCATCGGCGACAACTTCGCCACCACCGCCGACAACAGCCCGGCCTGGTCCATCGTCAGGGTTGCGCCACGCTCCAGCGCCTCTAGCGCGCCATTCAACGCGTCAGCGTCTTCGCCCGTGGCCTCGGCCAGCATGTCCAGGCTGCGCACCGCAGCGGTCGTGGCCTGGTAGGCCGGGAACGTCACGATGGAAGTCTCATGCAACCGCACCTGCTGGAGGGTGCGCTGGCTGCCGTCCTCGTTCCACTTGTCGCCGCCGCGAGGAACTGAGAAGCCGAAGCTCATGGAGTCGATCACGCGCGGATTGCCGCCGCCGCCGAGTAGAACCGCAAGGTCCCGGCCGTCGCTCGTGTCCGGCAGGGTCGCCTTCACGAGCAGGCCGCGGCCGTCCTCCTCCAGCGTCATCGTCTTAGACCGGGTTGACGCCAAGGGGCGGGCCGGGTCGTGATTGACGAGGAGGAAGACGTTGTTGCGGGACTTGAGCGACCGGGCGAAAGCCCCAGGGGCGATGGTCTCGGTGAACGGCAGGGGCTCGCTGGGGGAGTTGAAGACTGCCGCGTATCCCTCGAAGCTCATACCTTCGGGGGCTTCGCGGACCTCAAGGTCGTCGACCGTGAAAGTTCGGGTCTCCATGCCTGTCATGCTTCGTCCTTCTTCCTCGCGGATACGCTCGGCCTCGCGCTCAAGCCAGCGCCTCGCCGGTCCAGGGTCTGTCGGGTCAATGCCCCACAGGTAATGAGCCACGGCGCCCGCGCCGGGATAGTCGGGATGGTTGCCGTCGCTGTTCTGCGGCGCCTCAAGGTCGACCGCGTGCCGCGCCCCCCAAGCATTCGCCCGAATGACCTTGTCGTCGGACATTTGCCCGTCAGCGATCTGACGCGCCTCTCGGATCGTGCGCTCCGCTAGACCGTCGCCGCCGTAGCCCTCAGCACGAAAGGCCAAGCCCTTGCGGGCTGCGGACGACATGTAGCCGGGGACCTCGGGCACTTCAGACCTGGGCGTTCTCGGCCGGCTGCAACTGGTTCGACGCCAAGCCGGTGTGCGGCATGGCCGGCAAACCTAGGGCGGCAAGAACCGCACCGGGGTCGTAGCCGGACTGCACGAGCTTGGCGGCCATCTCGACGCGCTCGCGCTCCTCAACGATGCCGGCAGAGCTGACGGCGATGTTGGCGAGCGGGACGCGCGGATTGTCGCCGCCGTCAACGGGGCGAAGATCCATTAGACCGCGGGCCTCGTTGACGCTCATGTAGCCCGCCTGGAGCGCCGTGGAAAAGACCTGAGCCTGCGTCGCGGAGTCGCCTCGTAGAAGGCCGTCCATGTTGACGCGCAGGAATACGTCGCCGGGGAGGAGGCGGTTGTGAGCTTCCTCGATGGCGGCGATGAGCGGGGTCAAGGAGTAGCGGGTGAACTGGATGGCGTTGGCCTCGACAGATGCGTAACTTTGGGTGCCTGGTGCCGTAAGGCCGATCATGTGAGGCGGGATTCGGAACACGCGAGCGACTTCCTCAACCGCGAACATGCGGCTCTGGAGCATCTGAGCCTGCTCGCCATCCGAGCCCGTCTTCACAAACTTCGCGCCACCCGAAAGAACCCCAGGCCGGTGAGCCTTCTTCAAGCCCTTGTGCCCAGCCTCGAAAGCGTCGACCAGATCCTTCGCCTGCTCCTGCGTCAGGTTCCCCGGGAACTCAATCATGCCCGAAGTGTTGGCGCCGTTGGAGAAGTACCGGGACGCGAACTCGTCTAGCGCCTTCGCCAGCCCGAGGGTCTGCTTCAGCTCGTCCACACGGCTCACGCCCTTGAGCGACCCAGGCCGGCGCATCTCAGGGATGTAGAGCACGTCCTCACCCGGCAGCACGGCCTGGCCCCCGTCAATGACGAACTCGCGCAAACGGGTCGCCGGGTTCCGGCGGATGTCCACGCGGGTCGGGTCAAGCGGCTGAAGCGCAACGATCTCGCCGTTGCCGTTGCGCAGGATCTGCACTACGGCCCCGTGCGACAGCAGCATCGACACAACGATCTGCTTGTAATACTCAATGCGGCTTGACCCTGGCCCCTCGGGCTCGTACACCCAGGCCGGCCGCGGCCGGTAGGGCAGCCGGTTGCCGTCACGGCGAATGAACGTGTCCACCGGCAAAGTCGAGATCGTGTCCGACAGCAGGCGCACGCAAGCGTAGGCCGCACCAATCTCGAGGGCGTTCTTCTGGTTGACGACCGTGCCGGCCCAGGTGGCGAAGCCCGAGACGTCAATGCCTGAGCCCCAGACCTGCTGGTAGGAGAGGTTACGCTCCTCCATCGGCTGACCGCCGAACAAGTTCCCGAGCATCAGAGGCCTCTCTCAAGCGCGACACCGAAAGCCAGGCCGCAGACCCCAGCGACAACGAAACCGAGCCAAGGCGCCACAAGGGCGCACCCGACAATGAGCGCAGCGCAGCCAGCGATCTGCAAAGCAAGGGCGATGCGCATACGGCTCCTAGACTGAGAAGAAACTGGCGACAGGTGCTTCGGGCTCCGCCTCACGGCGATGGGTAGCCCGGTCAAAAGCGATGATGGCCGCAACCGCGGCATCGATCTTTCTTGGGGAGCCCCGGTGCTCCTTCACGACCCGCGGCCCCTTCTGGTCGGTCTTGATGACGCAGTTGTCCAGGTGGCGGGAAAGAGCGGGAGAATGATCGTGCGACACCTGGCCTGATACCACCGCGTCAAAGAACTTGGCCGTTGATGGCACCATGCGAGCCGGGCTGCTCGACGGATACTCAGTGATCGGAACCCCGGCCTCCGCCAAAGCCTCCATCGACCGCTGCCAGCGATACGGGTCGCACGCCACCTCAACCACATTGAGCCGGCCGCACGTCTCCAAGATCCGAGCCTCAACCCCGCCAATGTCCACCCGCCAGTCATCACGGTCGGTGGGCTGCTTCTCCCACAAATCGACCAGCCACACGCGGGGTGTCTCCTCAATCGTGACGCCAACGATGGCCGTCGTGTCACCAGAGAACGAACCATCAAAGCCGAGCACGACCGGGGTGCGGTCATCCACTGGAACCATCTCGGGCAGCTCGTCCCAGGCGCCGTGCGGCAGCCAAGCCTGCTGCGACGAAACGAAAACGTTGGTCCGCTTCGTGCGGAACTCCGCCTCCGGAGTCCGCTTCACCGACGACTCAAAGTCCTCGGGGTCTTGAATGTCGCCATAGCCGGGGTTGGCAATCTGCCAGTTCTTGGGGTCTCGGTGGTCGCAGTCGGGCTCGGCCTGCCACCAGGCGCCGAAGAACGACGGGTCCTCGACCTCGCCGGCCGCGACCCGCTGGGCGTACTGGTACAGGCCGTAGCAGACCGAGTCCTGCCCGGTGCTGTCTGTTCTCACCCCGGCTGTCGTGATCGCCAGCGTCAAGGCGTCATAGCGTG